CTAAAGCTTCTTGGTCTGCATGGCGAGATCTACTCTGAAGAAGAAGCAGACGCTTTCCGTGATGTTGTTGTTACTGTCACGCAGAAAGAGCCAGCGGTAGACGCAGCGACAGAGGACGAGTCTCAGTCAATGCGTGAGATCCTTTTCTTTGAGATCGACGCCATTAACTGCCCTAACGAGCTGATGAATTGGGGCAAGAATAGCGCAGCAACAATTGCCGGGCTGACAGAAGAGCACCAGAAAGAGGTCCGCGTCTATTTCAGCAAGCGCAAAGCCGACCTGAAGCAGGCTGCGTGATGGCTGTACAAGGACACAGGCAATGGAAGATGCGACGAGTCGGTAAAGCGACTGCCAGCCGCATCTTTGCAATCGTCGATCTCGACTCCAGGGGGAAATACAAGGCGTCGCGCGCCAACCTGATGCATGAGCTGGCCATCGAAGAAATAACGCAGGAGCCCACTGCATTCTTCGTCAATCAGTTTATGGCTGATGGCACCAGGCAAGAGCCATATGCGCGCACGACATACGCCCTGGAGAACGATGTCGATGTTGAGCAAATCGAATTCGTGGATCATCCCACGATCCCACACTCCGGCGCATCGCCTGACGGCCTCGTACCGCCAGATGGACTAATCGAGATCAAGTCGCCGCAGTTGAAGACGCATGTCGAATACATGCTGTCCGAGACCGTACCGCCTGAATATCTCGTACAAATCCATTGGCAATTCGCCTGCATGCCAGAACGTAAATGGTGCGACTTCATATCGTACTGCGAGAAGATGCCACCAGAAGGCCGCATGTGGGTGAAGCGCGTACCGCGTGACGATGCTTTCGTGAAACGCCTAGAAGACGAGGTAACAAAATTTGTCAGCGAACTTGAAACACTCACCACCACCCTACGACAGAGACTCCAACGAGCCGGTTGATAGCGAGACATCGAAAGTAATCTTGTTGATCCTGGAATTCGCGCTCGACATGGCCAAGGACACACAGGAGCTTAAGCAATGGTTTGATTACAACTCGAAGGAGGTCTTTCGTTTGCACACGGAAGACAAGGACACGCTGCGAGAAAAATACAAAGCCAAGGCAGAACAACTAAGGAGAAATAAGAATGGCGTACGACAACACGAACACCGGAATACTGTCGCGGAACACCAAAAGACGGTCTGAAAAGTCTTCCGAGTTTTCCGGCAACATTAATGTCGAAGGCGTCGAATACTGGCTCGATGCCTGGGTGAAAGAACGCAAGGCCGATGGCTCCAAGTTTTTCTCACTGGCGCTAAAACGCAAAGACGGTCAGCAAGCAAAAAGCAATGCGCCGTTGTCTGAACAGCTCTCGGATGAGATTCCATTTTGAGGTGAGCCATGCCTAATTGGGTTCAGATCACGAACGATAATAGGCAAACAGTCCTGGGGTGGATCCAAAAGGCCACTCCAGGAATCTCTGTCGCGTTTAAGCGCCCTAACCGACGCACGCGCGATCAGAACGACTTGCTTTGGCCGTACCTGCGCAAGATCGCCAAAGAGGTCACATGGAGCGGCAATAAATTCGACGAGCACGCCTGGAAAGACATTTTCGTCAACTCGCTCTGGGGCAATATGTCTGTACCGGGAATACATGGCGGTATTGTCTTTGTCGGGAACAGACACTCCACTAGTGCATTGACCAAAGCAGAGATGTCGGAGCTGCTAGAGATGATCGTTGCATTTTGCGCAGAGCATGAGATCAGCCTTGACGACTGATGTCACCACAACAAAACGCAAGCCGCTGACGCCGACGCAGAGGTTAAAGCTGTTTGAGGTCCACAAAGGGATTTGTGCGCTATGCGGGATGAAGATCAAAGCAGGGGAACCGTTTATCGACGAGCATATTATCCCGCTGGGGCTGGGTGGTACAAACGATCTCAGCAATCGCGCTCCCGTGCATGTCCAGTGTGCGCACTCAAAAACGCATGGCTCTCAGGGCGACGTGGCGAAGATCGCAAAAGCCAAGCGCCAAAAGATGAAGCACCTGGGGATCGAAGCGCCGAAGCAGAAGATTCACTCCAGGGGCTTTCCTAGCAGCCGCAAAACAGCACGCATACAAAAGGCGTCACTGCCGCCGCGAGCAATGTTTGAATAATCCCCGCTAATCACAGGCACCTGATTATGGATATGGAAAAATATCAGTCTAGGGCAAAGCTTTCGCAAGAAAGGGCTCGTCTAATGATAGCGGAGCTAAAGCTTTCTGGGACGGTTCAGGAAAACAGACGCCGGAAGCTTATGGCAGAGATTGATGACATCAAGATAAACGTAAGAGAGGCTTATGAGGCTCATGCCGCGCATTGTATGAACCAAGAGCATGAAAGCGAAACAGGATACCATCCTACCGCTACAAGAGGCCACATATACTTTATTAGTGACGGAAAGCTGGTTAAAATTGGTTTTAGCAAAAACGTCAATAAAAGGCTGGCAACTCTGCAAATAGGCAGCCCTAAAATTCTGACTTTGGTAGCGACCATAGAAGGAACGCAACGTGATGAGTTGCAGTTGCACAAGAAATTTGAACGGCTCAGAATTCACGGTGAATGGTTCAAATATACGTCCCCTATAAAAAAGTTTGTGGGGTCTCATCGTGTCTAAAGGGCCAGCCGCATTCAAGCAATCTGATGTCGCTAGGGCTATCCGAGCGGTCATGCAGACAGGTGCGCCTATGGCCGTTGAGATAGCAAAGGACGGAACGATTCGACTTGTTCCAGCTACGAATGTTACGGTAAGCACTCCAAAGGCAACCCGACCGAAGACATTATTCTGATGGAAAAGCCCAGGCCTCCGTATCTGATTAAACGCAAAGGCTGGAAGGGACAGACGCTCTGGTATTACTGGAAGCGTCCCGCCAAGCAGATCCGAATTAAAGGCGACTACGGCTCACGCGAATTCTGGTCAAACTACGAGGCGGCAGCGCAAGGTCACAGATCCGAGCAAAAGACAATCCGAGAACCTACTGGATCTTTGAGATGGTTGTTGGACAGATACCGCGAGACAACCGCTTGGCTGGAATTATCCAACTCTACCCGCCGCCAGCGAGATAATATCTTCCATCGCATACTGACCGCCAACCCAAAGCTATCCTTTGGCGACGTAGACCGTCAGCTCATCGTCGATACCCGCGAGGCAAAGAAGGCAACGCCTAGCGAGGCAAACAATTTCCTAGACGCCATGAGAGGTCTGTTCAGATGGGCTGTTGATGCACAGCATGTCGAAAGCGATCCCACAGCCGGAGTTAAGAACCTAAAGCGTCCTAAGACGGAAGGATTCCGTATGTGGACAGAGGAAGACGTAACAGCCTTCCAGAAGCATTGGCCGATAGGCACACGCGAACGTCTGTGCTTCGAGATATTCCTAAACACTGGATTGCGCCGTGGCGACGTAGCAAAGCTAGGCAAGCAGCATATCCGGCATGGCAGGCTAAAGATCACCACAGAGAAGACAGGCACGGTCGTGAGCCTACCCGTCCCACAGGCGCTACTGGACGTTATTGCCCAATCCAAGACGGGTGATCTCGCTTTTATCGCCAGCCACAGAAACGGTCAGCCAATGCGCAAAGAAGCTATCGGGACATGGTTTCACAACATAGCGAAAGAGGCTGGCATCGACGGCAATGGACATGGTCTGAGGAAGGCCGCAGCAACACGCCTTGCACATGCTGGAGCCACTATTCCAGAGCTGAACGCCGTCTTTGGATGGACAGGTCATAGCATGGCGTCACGCTATACAGAGAAGGCTGATCGTGAGCGTCTTGCAGATAACGCCGCAGCCAAGCTAAAGAACGCAAACTGAACAGACGCTGTTACAAGGCGCTAGGCTATTGTTACAAGGTCAAGAAAAAGCCTCGCAAATCCAATGACTTACGAGGCTCAAATCTCTGTTTGGTGCGGCCGAATGAAGTCACATACACCAGTAAAATCAACGGATTCCTTGTTACAAGGTCGATAAACGCGCTATTGTTTTTTAAGGGATTTTTCAAACGCTGTTACAATGTTTTTTGAGGCTTACATGCGCGAACACGAAGTAAATGCAGCCGACAATTTTATCTGTGGCTGGTATATGGATGACACCTCACTGTGCGACAGGATTGTTAATCACTTCCACGCCTCGCCAGATAAGCAGCGCGGCATGGTCTACGTCGCCGGAAAGCTGCAATTTAACGACGCCAAAGAAAGCACAGACTTATACATCTGGCCTGGCAGCCAGCTTTGCCTTTAACGACGAAATTTCTGCACGCAGCTCTGCGATAAAAGCGCCGAGATCGACGGTCTCGCCATCAACCGGTACGCTGACGCCGCCGGTCGCATGGAACTTGCCGTTGGTGACATCGAGGTACGCCCCGACAGCAAGGTTATTGTCGGCATAAAATCCGATATGGTTTGCAGCATCATTGCGGATCATGCCAGCGCCATTGATCGGCGGCACAAAACGGATCGAGGACGTACCGTTGACGACCGTACCGCCATTTAGGTTTACAGTCGAGCCAACTGCATGGTTGACGACTGACCCAGATGGGAACGAGGTCTGACCGTTAATCGTGTTGACCGCCTGGTTATTTTGAACCGACAGATTCCCCAGAGACAGGTTGATATTGCCGCTGGTTATATTCATGTCGCCGTTATGCTGCGAATTGCCGTAGACGGCCATCACAGCGGTGCCGACAGGAGCCGTACCAACGCCAAGGGTTTGAACTGACAAACCGCCTGATCCAGAAAAGTCGATGAGGCCGTTGATCTTTACGTTATCAAGGATCGTCAGGCCATTTGGTACGCTAAAGTTACCCGCGACAGAAGCAGACCCATTGCAGACGATATCCTTGTCTACTTGCAGGCCGCCCGTGATCTCGCCACCAGTTAAAGGCAGGTAGAAATTTTCAGATCCAGAGACGGCCGAGTAGATATTCTTGCCGTCGGAGAAAAGCAGGTCAGAGCCGCCCGTTGGAACCAGGATCGGCTTATTCGAGTAATTGGCTGTTCGGACGTAGATATTGCCGCCTGACGCCGTTGTGTTGTTTGAGACGATCCAGCGACCACCAATGTTGTTTGGTATAACGAGGTAATAGCTGCCGCCACCAATGTTACCCGTCAGATTAAAGCGCATGTATTGGAGCTGCGAGGGAGATAGTACCGCATCGTAGCCGTAGAAATTGACGTTGAGAGTCGATCCCAATACGGCATCGAGGATCGAGCTGTTACTGTTAAGAGGCGTGTTCCAGTTCGTGCTGTTATACGGAGGAAGGTTTAGTCCGATATTCTGTGTAGTTGCCATGACAGCCTCAGAGTTGTTGACTTGCTATATCGAGAGCCCGAACGACCGTTGCGTCTGGCTTGCTAAGAATGACTTCCGTGCTTTTTTGCTGATCTTTACGCGTACGCTCTAGCGCCGTGATCAACTGGTCAGGCGTCATTGCAGAACGACCGATTCTACCACCCGTTGCGCGCGCTTTACGCTGTTCGTCCTGCATAACAGGAACGCCGCTTAAGTACGACCGATAGATTGTCCGGTGTATTGCGTTCTGGATTTTATCTGCCCAGCCTTGCGGAATTTCCTGGTTTCTAACCGGCACCTTGTTCAGCAATTCACGCGCGAACTCTGGATCGAGCATTGCCTGCTTGACGACGTCATTGACGGATTGCATGCCGCTTGCACGCATCTTCATGCCCAGCTTTACAAGGGCTGCCGGTACGCCGATCTTTAATGCGCCAAACAATCCACCCGTATGGAATCCTTCTGCGACGCTTGCATAGAGAATACCGCCAACGGTCATGTTTGCGATATCAGATCCAGCGGCCTTCAGATGATCAGCCGCAGCGCGACCAGATCCAGAGGTATTGGTACGATCTTTTGTCGCCTGGACAGATCTGTCCGACAGCATCAGATCGCGATTGACGTTATCTAGCACTGACATTTGCTCTGGCGTAAATATCGCCTCAAGCATCGGACGCTTGTTCTTCAGCATCGTATCAAGCTTTGCGTACGACAGCGCGCGCGTCTCGCCAACGCCAGGACGCGCAACATTTGTCTTAGCGCGCAGGATCCAATCGACTGCCGCCTTGCGCATGCCTTCAACTGCATCTGGAGGCAGGTCTTTTACGACATCGCGTACGCGCGTGACGCTTTGTCCGTCGATGAGCTTGCCGACAGCATTCTCGATCTCGACAGGATCATGCAGGCCAAGGAACTTGGACGCCGCCTCTTTTTGCAGAGCATCGAGCGCCTCTTTTCTATTCTTGCAAAACGCCGCCATAGACTCAGCCGCTTTTGCCGGATTCTCCAATGACTGCGCAAAACCAGGCGAAACCTTGTCGATCGCCTGTATTGCGCCATCAAAACTTTTACGCACTGTGGCGAATTTCCTGGCGTCCATCGTACCGTCAGGCTTTACGAGATCACGGAACTTGTTAAGCACAGCCTCTTTCATCGCGCTGACTGCGCCTTCGCCATTCTTTGCCGCTTTCAAGAAACGCGTCGCTGTTTCGAGTCCTGTATCGCCAGGCTTTACAGCGCGACCCGCGACAGCCGAATCCTGAACGGAATACTGATCCTTGAAACCGGTCGTCTTCAAGACATCGCGTACCTGGCCATTCTTGTACGTCTGCGCATATTCACCGTACCGCTTGTTAGCCGTCTTCAGCTTGTCAGCTTGACCAGGCTCCATGTTAGGACGCGTGCCAGGAGGCGGCTCATTTGCGCCTGCCTCAAACGTACCAGTGTCGGTTTGTTTCTCTTCGACCTTTGGCGCTTCTGGGGCAGGCTCTTCGCCACCCTTCCCGCCAACTGTTTTCAAGATATCGTCGGGAGTAACCGTGTCGCCGAATAAACCAGGTCCAGACTCATTCTTGAGCGCCTCAACAGCATACCGCTGTAGCCGCTCCGCGATAGCCTGCCGTCCAGCGACACGGTCTCCGTTAAACAGAAGCTTTGCGACGAGCTCTGGCGTATCACCGCCGAACATGTCCTTCTGTTTGATCACTTCACTGACAGGACGACCTTCGTCGCGCGCACGCATGATCTTATGCACCGCGTCGATCAGTTCTTTCGTCACGTCGTGATTAGGCGCGATATGTCCAGCTTCTGCCGCTGCACGCATCTGCGCCCAGGGACCAGCAATATCAGACAGCGCGCCGGTAACATTGCGGATATTGTTGTCTGTGCTTTCAAAGCCACGACGCACAATGTCGTCAGAGCCAAACGCACGCGACATAATTGCAGCCTTGAGACGCTGTACGCCAGATTGCGATAACTTGCCGTCGCTTGTGCCGAAATCGCCACGCTCATTAACCGGCAGTTTGCTCATCACCTCATTAACAAACGCAGCATTAGCAGCGGAATTAACATCGCCCATTTCTAGCTTTGAAAGCACTTCAGGCGTCAGGAACTTGGCGTCGGCTGCGCCTTGCTCCACCGCATTCATCGCTAGGCCGGTTTTCGAGTTAGCGTTTTGCGTGAAATACTCGCGCTGCGATGGCGTCAATTCGCTGGTACGTCGTGCAATCAATACAGGGTTTTTAATGCCCGTCGTGTCGTAGCCTTGCGACTCAAGCCATTTGCGATAGCCGCGAGGATCCCCCTTGGCGTAGTTGTTACGGATGGCCATCGAGCGACCATTGCCGCTTTCAACAACGCCATCAGGACCAACGACAGGAGCGCCCGTATTAGCTTCTGCGCTGATACCGAGCTGATCAGGATTGAGATTGTTGGTGTAGTGCAGAACCTGGTCTTGCGCAGGCTTGCCAGAACGATCACGCGGCTGGAGCTCTTGCGGGAATTTTGGATTCTCAGTGAAATCGGAATTGTGTGAGATTGTCAGGTCATTCAGATCGACGACCTGATGCTGAACATCTACATTTCCACCTGGGTAGTAAACCTTATGCCCACCGGTTGGTACTTTTTGCGATAATCCCGCACCGCCATTAACATTTCCAGGTCCGCTTCCTTCTTGCCGCGAATTTCCAGACGCTGGAGGAACAGGGCGATCTCCTCCGGCGGTCTGTCGTACCGATTCATCACCCTCTCCAGCACTTGCAGCGGCCTCTCCGGCAGCGGCAGCTCTAGGGTCAGATTGTCCAAGTCGTCCTTCAAGGGTGTCCTCTGGCCGTAATTTGCCCTCTTTGACCGCCGCATTCTCCCAGGCGATCTGGTTCTCGATAGCTTTATTTATGGCTTCTTTTGTAGCGCCTTTCAAGGCCGCCAAGTGACGCCAGCTCGTTGTTTCACCATTTGCCCTGCGTTCTGCCGACATTTTTTCCGACAGAAGGCGGTCTAAATCCCTGACATCTTTGAACGTATGGACGTCTTGCAGATTCTCCAGGCGATTAAGAACGCCCGTCAGCTCTGGCGAATGCTCTGTGAACGCGCCCTTGTCCGCCAGGATTGCATCACGCGCTTTTTGCACCGGGCTTGTCAGCAACGACATGTCGCCGTTGGGATCCACCTCGTCGTATAGTTTGTCGATATCTTTCTTCTCTGCGTCGCGAGACTTCTGGATATCCTCACGCAGACGCTGACCGATCTCTGACGGATCTGCACGCTCGCCAAGCGCCGCCATTTCTCGTTGCGCACGCTCGTATAGAGCTGCTTCTGCTTGTTCATATCGTTGCGTGATCGTTGTATGTCGATCGCGTACCGCATTGGGAAGATCAGTCGTGACGGCCGTATCTTTTGGCACATCAGCAAGAGCCTGGTGACGCGCCTCGTTTTGTTGCGACTCGCGCTTGTTGATCTCAGATCCGAATTCAGGATCGCTTCTGAACGAACGCTCTGCTTGTAAAATACCGGTGTCGCCGTACCGCTGACCGAGCGTCAATGGCGAGCCAGGAACGATCTGATCTTTTACCGGACCTTGCGCATCGCCGAAAACAAGCGATTGTTTCAGAGCCTCTGGATCATGCGCATAGCCTAAGAGCTGTTCAGCGGCTTGTGCGTCGCGTGCGCCTTTTGAGAACTGCGCCTTTATTGGTTTGCCAAACTTGTTAAAGCCAGCCTCGCCAGCATGCGCTGCGCCGCCCGATAAAACGCTTGCGCCAAATCCGTACAGCGGATCGCCAGTGATATCCGTTACGCCTGCGCCTGCGCCACCGCCAAGCATATTCAGCGCCGCAGCTTTTGGTGCGATCGTTTCAGCAATAGCAGGTCCAGCTTTTGCGCCTGCTTTAAGCACGCCACTACCTGGACCCATTGCGCCGATGCCGGCTTCTAATGCGCCCTGCGCAATCTTGCCGCCAACAGTATCTGGATCATATCGACCAGTCTTTTCTTCAATAGGCGCAGCAAACGTCTCCGTGTTTGGCATACGCGGACGAAAACCTGTTTTCTCGCCAATCCAATCAGCCAGGTCTTCATCGTAACCTTTAATGCGTTTCTTCTCGATCTCTTCTGGCGTCGCGCCTGTAATTGCGCCAACTGCACGATCAGCGCCATAGCGACCAAAGTCTCTAATGTTGCCTGCCGTACCAGGGATAGACGATAGGCCATGTATCGTTGCCGTCGCTGCGCCTTTTAATGCACCGGAGCCATAACCATCGTCTTCCGTGCGCGTCAGTATTCCTTGAGGCGCTTCTTCTGGGCGATGCTGTGCATGCAACGCCATGAGCTGGTCATCAGACAAGATCTCTGACTTTTGAGCCGGCGCAGACTCCTCTGGCGCGAAAGAGACATCTGCTTTCGGCTTCTCAAGTGAAAGGAGCTGATCGTCGCTTAGAACTTCTGTCATTGCGCTGCCCAACCTTGCCCATTCCAGAGGTACGTCTTGCCGCCAATTGTTTGCGCCGTTTTACCTGCAACACGCTGATCGACAGGAGGCAGAACAGTTGGTTTAGCCGGTGGATTATGTGAACCGACAGCCGTTGCTTCGTCGGCTGCGCGGTTTTCGTAGTCATGGATGTCGTGAGTCTTCATCCATTCTTGATCGAACCGCATTGTGTCGATCGTGTATGGATTCTCGCGACGCCAATTGACGTAATCGTTCAGATAGTCGGTGTTGTATTGGATCTGACCGATTGAGCGCGCAATGATCTGACGGTTTGCTTCAGGCGTCAGCGCAGCATTAGCATTTGCTCTTGCCAGGCCCTCGATCTCTGCGACGAGCGGACGACCGCCCATTGCTTTGACTTGCTCGAACGTGTTCGCAACACCGTTCTTGAGGAATTGCTGTACTTCTTCAGCGGTACGCAAACGCTTCTTGTCGATCGGTATGCCGAGAGAGTCGAGCGCAGCGTAGATCTCTGCCTTTTGCGGCTCGAACTTGCCGGTCTGAAGGCTTTGCTGAATTTCCTGCATGCGCTTTAATCGCGTCAGTGAAAGCTGAAAACCTTTCATCTGGTTAGGAATCTGGACTTCTTCTTTTGCTTGAGCGTTACGCGTCTCTTGCACCCAGGCAGGCTGTGACTTGATGACGGTAGGATCGACGCCAACCTGCTCTAGCAATTTGTCTTTGCGAATGAGCTGCTTTGGTCCGCCAGGTATCGGCTCGATCTCTTCGTAAGAGTTGCGGTTTTCGACATCTTTGCCGGCTTGCATTTCTGCCGCCTTGATAGATGCGCCTGCTTGGCCTTCCGTTTGTACCGCCCAGGGATTCATCTGCACGGTGCCGTCTTTCATCATCACGGTGCGCGATGTTGCAGCGTCTCTTGCTTTTCCAAGATAGAACCGTTGCGCCTCTTCCCACTTCGCAGCCTGGTCGGCCGTGTATGGGCTCTGACGAAGCTTGGCAGCCATTTTGCCAGCCTCATCAGCTTTGGCGCTGAAGAAATACGGATTGCTGTGATTTTCTGAACC